GACCAGAACCCGAAGATTTTGCGACTGTAGGGCGGCGGTTAACGGAAGCCTTGCAGAAGGTCTATGTGCCAGGAATTTTTGACGATCTACAGAAGGCGTCTTCTGCCTCGACTGAAGCTATGACAAAGTTCACTGAAATTCTCCGATTCAGACATGAAGAAGCCCGGCGGATAAAGTACGAAAATGAGCAATTCGGGTGATTCGCGCGTAGGAATCGGGGCGGGTGGGGTAGGGTGTGGGTGATGGCCGGGGCGGATTTCGCATAGTGAGATCCTACCGGCGGGAAAACGGCGAAAAAGTAGACGGAATTTGACGCGGTGGGACGAATCCCGGAGCCAGGCAGGCTCAAAGTACTCATTGAAAAACACGGCGGCGTGATTGCGGACATTGCGCGGGCGCGGCGTGTGACGCGGCAGACGGTGTATAACTGGCTGGATCTGTACGACATGCGCGGCGAGATCAAGACTGCCCGGCAGCAGATTCGCGAGGTGGCCGGGGACGTGATTTATGACCGGATGTTCTCGCAGGACGAGGACGCGGCGTTCGAGGCGGCGAAGTTTGTGATGCTGCACGTGGCGAACGATGGCGAGCTGCTGGTGCTGTCGCCGGAGGTGGTGAAGATACTGGCTGAGCGGGGTATTTCGCTCGACCAGGCGGCGCGGGTGCTGGAACAGTTGGTGCTGGCGGAGGCGAGGGGAGAACCCCTCCCTTAATCCCTCCCCTCAGCGGCAGGGAGGGAGACAAGAAAGGACTGGAATGACGGATCAGGAAGAGAAGCGACTGCGGGAGTATGGGGTGGCGGTGCTGCCGAATAAGATCGACGAAGCGGCGTATGAGCTGATGCTGGATGTGACGCTGATCCGGAGGGGAAATCCGATTTACCTGTACTGCGCGGGGGCGGGCGGCTCGACGTGGGACGCGCTGGCGATGGTGGATTTGATCCAGGAGCAGGGGCGGGTGATCGGGCTGCAGCCGGGGACGGCGGCGAGCGCTCACCTGGATATATTTCTGGGCTGCTCGCAGCGGTTTGTGTTTCCGCACGCGGGGATTGGCGTCCACGAGGCGGGCTATTCACACAATGGCGATACCTTCGACATGCGGGGGGCGCGGAGTTTTGCGGATGACCTGGTGCGATTGAATGAGCAGATCGCGCATTTGTATGCGGCGGCATCCAACAGGGATGTGGCCTGGTGGCGAGAGCTGCTGAAAGAGGTGGGGAACACGGGCTGCCGGTGGTTTGGCGCGGACGAGATACTCTCGATGGGGATGGCGCGACCGGTGGCGGAGTTTGAGCGGGACACGGTGGCCGCGCTGCCGATGAGGTTGGGATAACCCCTCCCTTAGTCCCTCCCCGCAGCGGCAGGGAGGGAAAAGATAGATCGTGAGAAGGATGTTTCTGTGGGGAGATTATGAAGGCGATTAGTTTGTGGCGGGCGTGGGCGAGTTTTATTGCGAGCGGTATGAGACAAAGGAGTTGTCATGCAACCTCCATGCCCTGAATGCCCCGAATGTGGATGTGTGCTCGAGTATGACCCACAATGGTGCAACTGGTACTGTACATCTTGCGAGAATAGTTACGGGGTTGAGATTGAAAATTACCCACAAAACAAGGATTTTCAATGGGATATGAAGCGCTGGTATCAAAACCGCATTGATGAATGGAATCGACTTATTCGGGGCTACTGATGGACGCGGCGGGGCTGGCGGAGGCGTGGTTTTGACAAGAAAGGGAATAATGGACAAGCGACAAGCTCGACAAATTGCGATTGAGACTATTGTCACGTTGATCGAATTAGATATTGATACTTCATCGAAACTAACAGCGACGCCAGCGGGCAAGGTGCTCTATGACAGAGACAGCCAGGCCAAAATTCACGATCAAATGAGACAAATCGCTGACCAGTTAAAAGTGAAACTGGGCCGCTATTCAGATCGATAATTGGTGATGGATGCGGCGGGGCTGGCGGAAAGGACTTATGGTGGCAGAAAGGCGATTAGCGATTCAATTTGTGGTTTGTCTTGTGGGGGTGATTATTGGCTTTGTCAGCAATGAGTGGGAGGATCGACGAATTTCAGTGTTTGCGCTCTGTATTATTTTGAGCGTCATGTTTGATATTATTGCGTGTTCGGTATGGGACGAAAGTTGGTTCTTTGACTTCATGAGGCAATGTACTGCCCGGTTGAGACGGCGTTCTTGATGGATGCGGCGGGGCTGGCGGAGGCGTGGTTTCGGGGGCTGATCGAACCGGAGCAGGCGCCGAGATGGACGCTTTCGGCGAGGCTGACGGACGGCCAACCTCTTACGCCGCTCTATGAGGTTGACAAAAAGAATCTCCAGGTAATCTGCAATCTGCATGAGGGGCAAATGCAGGCGTGGGAGAGCCAGGGGCGATTCATCTACATCATCGCCGGGAAAAAAGGCGGCAAAACAATCTTCGGGCCGCCCTGGCTACACCGGAAAATCCTCGAACTGGACAAGGGCGATTATCTCGCGGTGACCGCGACTTACGACCTTTTCAAACTCAAAATGCTACCGGTGCTCAAACAGTATTTCTGCAATGATCTGGGTATCGGGAAATATTGGGCTGGCGACCGACTGATTGAACTGTGCGATCCAGAAACCGGCGAATTTGGTGCGGAGTTCAGCCACGATCACGAGAAGATGTGGGGGCGCATTATCCTGCGCTCTGCCGATTCGGAAGAAGGGATGCAATCGGGCGATGCGAAAGCGGCCTGGTTGGACGAGGCGGGGTTGTATGCGTGGGGCGTGTGGAAAGACATCCGTGCGCGATTATCGCTTTTTGCTGGCCCGGCGTTGGGGACAACTTCGATCTATGACCTGGGGTGGCTGAAGCAGCAGATTTATGATCCCTGGGAAAAGGGTGATCCTGAGATCGACGTGGTGAATTTCGAGACGCGGGTCAACCCGTATTTCCTGGAATCGGAGTGGGAAAGCTTGCAGCGGACGATGTCGCCGTGGGAATTTGCGATGGATTTCGGGGCGCGGTTCGGGCGACCACCGGCGGCGATCTACGAAGATTTCGTGGACGACCTGGTCGAGCGTGGCGGGCATAAGTTCAAGCGGTTTCTCATTCCGAAAGAGTGGCCGCGATATGTGGCGATTGATCCAGGCGTGGTGAATCCGGCGAAGTTGTGGATTGCTCACGACGTGACGCAGAACCTGTATTATGTGTATCGGGCGGAGAAGGGCGGGGAGCGATTAACCAGCAAAGAACATGCCCGGTTAGACGTGGATCATGCGAAACAGGCCGGTGAGCGCGTTGTCTTGTGGGCGATTGGGTCAAAATCAGAGAAGTACTGGCGCGAAGATTACAAAAACGCCGGTGCTGTGAACGTGCGCGAGCCGGATATTGCCGACGTGTGGGAAGGCATCGACCGGGCTACACTTCTCATGCGACAGTTCCGGGTGTTTTTTGCGGATGACCTATACGAGATGATCGACGAAATCCTGAGATATGCAAGGGTCATCAAAAACGGCGAGGTTATCAACGAGATCAAAGATAAGAGCACGTTCCATTTGATCGATGCGTTCAGATATTTTGCGGTGCAGGTGATTAAGGGAATTCCGAAGAGGCGGGAAGCGAAGGGAATCAGTTACATTGGCAGGTGACGTTTTAGGGGCGATTCAGGAGCGGCTGGGCGGGCTGGTGCGGCAGACGTGGACGAGCGAGATGCACACGCGCGGCGCGAAGGTGGCGAAATACCGCAATTATTACGACGGCGTTCATAATCTGAAGCTGACAACGGACATGCAGAAACTGTTTCAGATGACGGACACAGAGGCCACCGAATTCAACGACAATTACTGCGCGATGATCGTGGATCAGCAGGTTGACCGGATGACTGTGACGGCGGTGACGGCGGACGATGATGCCGGGACGGCCTGGAGCGGGGAAATGCTGGACGCGAACCGATTCGACGCGCTGCAACATGATGTCAACCGGGCGAAAATCCGTGACGGCGAGACGTTCGTGATGGTGAGCTGGGACAATGACGGGGAGTTCTCGCGATTCACACACGAACTGGCGTGGGACGACGATTATGGCTGCATCGCCATTTATGACCGGGCGCGACAAAACGTGATGGCGGTCGTGAAAATCTGGTGGGAAGGCGAAGACCAGGCGGTCAATATCTACTGGCCGGACAAGGTCGAGAAGCTGATTTACGTCGAGGAAAAATCGACCAACCAGCAGGGGAACGAAATCGTCGAATACCTGCTGAAGATGAGGGAAGATCTGCCGGAAGACTGGACCATGCGGGACGGATCGCCGGTGGGGGTGGCGTTCGTGCATTTCCGCAACATGAAGCAGAGCCAGAGTGACGGCGGGGTGAGCGGGATCAAGAGCACGATTCCGCTGAACGATGCGCTGAACCGGACGCTGATGAGCGGCGTGATGACGGCGGAATTGACAGCGTTTCCGGTGCGGATTGCGAAGGGATTCAAGCCACCGGCCAATATGTCGGTCGGTATGTGGGTGGCGTTCGGCTATGGGGAAACGAACGAAGAACCACCCGACGCGGCCACGCTATCGGCGATGAATGCCGACGTGATGACGCAGGGCGACATTACGCCGTTCATCGACCAGGCGAACTTTTTGATCGACCAGATCGGGACGATCAGTGGGACGCCGCTGCCGTCGCGGATGGGCGGGGATTCGCAAAGCGGCGAGGCGTTGAAGCAGAGGGAAAGTGCGCTGCTGTCAAAAGTGAAGCAGGATCAAGTCACCACGGGGAATGCGTGGGAAGACGTGTTGAAGCTGGCGGTGCGGGTGCAGGAGGCATTTGGCAAGCTGAAACCGCCGTCGGTTATGCGGTGGGCGTGCCAGTGGAAAGATGCCCAGGTGCGCAACGCGAAGGAGATGGTCGAGATCGTGCGGGGGATTTACAAGGATGGCATGATCCCGCTGGAGGAGGCGCTGCGGCTGATCGCCAGCCTGGTGGTGGAGTTCAACTGGAATGACCAGAAGGTGAAAGACCTGGTGCTGGCGGTGCAGGACGAGAAGGCAAACCAGTTAACGCGACTGGCGGAGAAGATCGGGCAGAATCGGGCGGCATAGGGAAGAATGGGACGCGGATTTACGCGGATCAACGCGGATGGTAAAAAAGAAAAACGACGGGCAAGAGAATAGGGGTTATGGGGGCCCTCACCCCCGGCCCTCTCTCCGCGCATCCATGCGCCTAGCGAGGGGCGAAGACAGGACGCGCGATGTGAGGCGGGTAAGTTGGTAGGATGATTTATAGCGGGGTGGATGAAATTCAGACTACTTAGACGGGAAACGCTGTCCGGGCCAGACAGCGTTTTTCGTTACCCCTACCCCGACCCTTCCCCGTTGCCACAGGGAAGGGAGAAGAAAGGGTGCGCGTTGGGGGACGAAGGCGGGGGTACTGTGTAGGGGACGAAATATTTCGTATGGATGATGTTGTTGAGGGCGCTCACAACAGAAAGGCTTCACAATGGCAGATGCAAGTCCAACCCCGGCGAGTGTGGTGGCGGGGAGCGATGCCCAGATCGATTCCGGATACAAATACGGGGCGACGGTGGTGGCAGGGGATGTCGTGTACAAAGACACGACTCAATCCCCACCGCGGTGGGAACTAGCGCAGGCCGACGGCACCGCGCTGGAGGCTGGATCAGCGGGTCTAGGTATCGCGCTGAACGGCGGCGGCGACGGCCAACCGGGGGATGTGCAGGTTGGAGGGTCGATCACCCCTGGATTCACGGCGGTCGAGGGGACCATTTACGTGGTCTCGAACGGAGCAGGGAATATGATGCCGATTGCCGATCTTCTGACGGCGACCTGGTACTGCTCGATTGTGGGCGTGGGAACCGGGACCGGCGATATCAAGCTGCGCCCCTACGCCTCAGGCGAACAGATTCCGGCGTAGGCGAGACAATTCCATATGGTACTCCCACCGATTGATGTGACCGGTGGATTGGTACGCGGGCTGCTGGACAGGGGATTTGGGGGAGCGGCAGGCCGCGTACTTTCTGTTCTAACCGGGAATGTGTTAGAGGGCGTGGTCAAGCAGCGGCTGAATGAACTGGAGACGGAGGCGCGGCGGCTGGACGAGGCCGGAGAGCGATTGCAACCGGATAACCCGGTGCTGGCGACGTTTTTGCGCGATTTTCAGGGGGTGCTGGCGCAAAATGGGCGGGCGATCAGCGGGGCGGCGGGAGACATTCAGGCGAGCGGGGTGCAGGTGGCCGGTCAGACGGCACGGCAACTGGCGCTGCCGGGGCTGAGCGATGCGGAACTGGCGACGATTGGTATCCGGTGGAATACGCCCGACCCGGAGGCGGTCAATCTGCTGGTGAATTACGCGGATTCGGCGGCGTGGGCGGACGAACTGGCGAAATATGGCCCGTCGGTGCTGGACGTGGTGAATAACCAGGCGATATTGGGGATCTTCAACGGGTGGAATCCGGTCAAGACGGCGGAGTTGATCCGGGAGGCGGCGGAAGGGCTGTCGATCAGCCAGGCGGAGAACCTGATGCGGACGCTGCAATTGACGAGCTATCGCAGCTCGTCGGCGATTCATTCGGGGGCGAACGCGGACATTATCACGCGGCGGATCCGGGTGGCGGTGCTGGATGATCGAACGTGTATGAGCTGCATCGCGCTGCATGGGTCGGAGCTGCGGCCTGGGCAGCGGGTGGACGATCATCACCGGGGGCGATGTGACGCGCTGGACGAGGTGGTGGGATTTCCGCGGACGGTGCAGAGCGGGGAGGAGTGGTTCGCCAGCCAACCGGAGGAGCGACAGTTGATTATCGCGGGGCCGGGGAAGCTGGAGGCGCTGCGAAGTGGGCGGGCGACGATGCGGGATTTTGTGCATGAGTATGAGGACCCGGTGTTTGGAAGAATGGTGCGGGAGGGGAGTTTGAAGGAATTTGGAATAGTACGCGGATGAACGCGGAAAAACGCGGATAAGGCAAGGGGAGAAACCCCTACCCCGCAGGGAGGAAGAATTGATATGTGCAGCTGCCAGGCTGATGAATATTGATGGTGTGGCAACTGTCGTTTTGAAAAAGACAGTTCAGAGAATGGGTGTTCTAGGGATTGTCCGCCAGGCGGGTATCGGGCAGATGCGCGTTATTGAGGGCGGGATGGGGTAGGTTTTGGATGAGCGATTAGACGATTTGAGGAGACGTGGCGGGATGCCAAATGATAATCCGGGGCGAGATGCCCCGAGTACACCAGAACCAGATCAGAATGGCAAAGGCGGGACGCATGAGCCGGACTGGTCGAGTCTACCAACATGGGCGCAGCAAGAATTTCAAATGCTGAGAAACCAGCTCAGCACGGTCAACAACGAATCGGCGGGACGCCGGATCGAGATCGATAACCTGATGAAACAGGTGAACGCGCTGGCGCAGGGGCAGAAAAAGCAACTGGAAGAGGACGGTAATTTCAGGAAATTGTCCGAGCAGCAAGCGGCGGAGATCGCCATGCTGAAACCTCACCAGGAGCGCGCCGAGGCGCTGGACAAGATGATCCGGGAGAGCAATACACGACGGATCGAGCAAGTGCCGGAGAACATGCGCGGGATGGTGCCGGACGATTACGCGCCGGAAAAGTTAGCGTCATGGCTGGACAGAAACTGGGCCAATCTGACGCAGAAGCGCGCACCTGATCTGGACGCGGGGGTTGGCGGGGGTTCTGGTGGCAGAAAAACGCTGCCTAACTTATCGGATTACGAGAAGAAAATTGCTCGTATGAGCGGCATGACCGATGAACAATATGTCGAATTCCGAGAGAAGGGTCAGCAGACGACACTGGAGAAGTTACAGGGAGAATAGGCCATATGGCTGACACGAGTAAGGGGTTCCGTTACCGGGGCCGCATGTATGGGGACAGCAGCAATCCCACGATTCACGATGTTCTGGCCGCCGACACGGCGACCTATTATAAGGGCGACGTGGTCAACCTGGAGTCGGGCGAAGCTGACCCGGCAGTGACCACGGACGCCAATCTGCTGGGCGTGGTGGCAGAGACCATCGCGGCGACGGCGAGCACGACACGGGTCAAAGTGATCGTGGACGCGGACGCATTATACGGGGTGTACGATGCGAATGCGCGAGTTGAGGGCGCAACGCTGGACATCGCCGGGAGCGCAAATGCTTACACCATCGGCGCATCAGCCAACAAAGAGCTGGTTGTGTTTGCGGACAGCCCGGCGGACAAAGAAACGGTTGTTCGCTTCAACGTCGGCAAGCACGTCGGCAACAAAGCACAGTAGGGAGGGCTGAACGATGCCAATGATATCTGAACAATGGGCCTATGCCCTTGACCCGGCGGTACGCTTCTGGTTTGAGCAGGGATTTGGCAGGCGAAACGCGCTGCTGCCGTCGCTGTTCAACGAACAGGGGTCTGCGACCGCTACTGAAAAGGCCTCAAGCGCGGGGGCCGTTAGCCCGGATGTCTGGGAACAATACGAAGACACCGGCGTGAGCGCCCAGGTCGATTTTGACCAGGGCTACCTGAAGACTTTCACGCACAAGACGTTCACGGTAGAGCTGCCGATCAAGCGCGAGCTGATCGACGACAACCAATACCCTCAGATTTTTGCCGCCGCAACGAAGTTAGGCGACAGTGCGGCGCTGAAGCGTGAGAAAGATGCTGCGAGCGTTTTCAACAACGCCTTCAGCACCTCTTACAACGGGGCGGACGGGGTTCCGTTGTGCGACGACTCGCACCCGCTGTCACCGGTCAAATCTGGCGTTCAGGACAACGAATTCACGCTGGCGCTGACGCAAGACAACGTGGGAACGATCCGTGAGGCGATGATGGCCTTCACCGACGACAACGGGAGCAAAGTGGCGGTTACACCGAATATGCTGCTGGTTCCTCCGGCGCTGGAAGACGAGGCGCTGATAATCGCCAAGTCGATCAATGACCCGGTGAACGCGAACAACGCGATCAATCCGCAGGCCGGACGCTGGACGGTGCAGCCCTGGCATTACCTGACCGACAGCAACGCCTGGTTCATGATCGATTCGATCCTGATGAAGATGTCGCTGCTGTGGTTCAACCGCATTCCGCTGAGTATTTTGCCGAAGGTCGAGGACAAAACCCTCAGATCGACGTGGATCGCGTACATGCGGTACAGCTATGGCTGGTCGGACTGGCGCTGGATCGCCGGAAGCAATCCGAGCTAACCCCACCCTAACCCTCACCCCCTGACCCCTCTCCCAAGCGGAGAGGGGAGAAGAAAAACAGGGGAAAGGACGGGCGAGAGAAAGGGAGTTATGAGGTATGAGCGGTCCAACGAATCATCCTGAAGGGATTACCAGTTACGGCGTGCCGGTTCTGCCAGGCGGGATCGCAACACGGGGAAACGTGTTCTTTCTCGATCCGGCGAACGGTGATGACAGTTATGACGGCAAGGATACCAAACACGCCTTCAAAACGCTGACGGCGGCTTATGCGGCGCTGACGGCGAACCAGAACGACATTCTGTACTACATCGCCGGGGCGTCGTCCGTCAGCCTGTCAACCGAGTTTGAATGGGCAAAAAGCTACACCCACTTCATCGGGGCGTGTGCGCCGACAATGACCGGGATGCGATCACGCATTTTTGCGACTGCGGGCAACCTGGACATAACACCGCTGATTACCATCAGTGGTAGTGGATGTATCTGGAAAAACATTCGTGTTTTCCATGGCGTGGACGATGCGGACGCGCTGGTGGCCGTGAGTGTGACGGGCAATTACAACTACTTTGAGAACTGCCACTTCGCAGGCGGCGGACATGCGACGAATGCGGTGGACGGTGCGACGAGTTTGCTGCTCAATGCAGGCTCGGAGAACACGTTCAATCACTGCGCGTTCGGCATTACGACGATTGACGCGGCGACGGGTGTGCGGGTGCTGGCGTTTGATGCGCTGGCGAAGCGCAATATCTTCGAGGACTGTCTGTTCGCGCTGCGGGCCGGGAACAACGGCGCAACGCTGGTCGAGGTTGTGGACGCGACGGGCATTGAGGACTACCAGATTTTCACCCGCTGCAAATTCATCAGCCAGAGCACCAACCAGGCGGTCAATATGCTGTCCGCGTTTGTGATTCCGGCAAGCGTGGCGCTATTGGCGCGGATGATGATGGTTGACTGCATTGGCGTTGGCTTCGCCAAGTGGGACGCCAGTGATCGGGGCATCCTGTTTGGCAACATGAACGACGTTACCGGGGCAGATACGAGCGGCGTGCTGGTGGAGATGATTGCGTAGCTTTGCCCCTCACCCGTGAATGGTACACGGATGAACGCGGATACACACGGATAAAAAAGATGGGCGGTCGAGAGGCCGCCCATACATGGAGGCGAGATGAGATACACGGTAACGCAGGATTATTTCGTGAGCGAGGTCAACGTGCAACTGGTGGCCGGTGATGTTGTCCAGGATGGGGACACTGATCCCGACCTGGTGGCGCAACTGGTGAGCCAGGGCGTGCTGGAGCCGGAATACCGCACGTCGTCGACATCGTTGGCAGATTTCGACAAGGGCAAGGGGAAGAAATAACCCCACCCCGACCCTCCCCGCAGCGGCAGGGAGGGAGAAGAACACAACGGGCTGAAGCCCGCTGTCTGGTAGAAGAGAAGGATGCTTATGCCGATTTTTCGGAATACGAAAACGATAGACGTGCCGATTGTCGTGACAACGCCCGCCTATGAGGCGAACGACGTGGTGGGGGGACTCCTCACGATCAGCGTTCACAGTGCAGGCGGCGGCGGGATCATCCGGCGGTTAGCGATCACGGATGCGGCCAACCAAAAGGAAGCCTACGCGCTGCATTTTTTCGACCAATCCCCGACGGTGATTGCAGATGCGGCGGCTTACGCGCCGACGATTGCCGACCTCAAGAAGCTGATCGGGTCGGTGGCGATTGCAGCGTTAGATTACGTCGAACTCAACAGTATGGCGGTTGTGATCAAAGCCGCAGTCGGCATCGAATTTGAATCGTCCGACGGGAATATCTATGCCTACCTGGTGGCGGTTGCCACACCCGATTACGCAGCGGTCACTGACCTGAATATGCGTATGACGGTGGATTTGGATTAACCCCATCCCCGGCCCTTCCCCATAGCATGGGGCAGGGAGAAGCCCTCACCCCCGGCCCCTCTCCCGATGGGCGAGGGGAGAAAGATAGGATGATATGACGTTTACGCTGAGCTTGACGGCGCAGAATGATTTGACCGACATCCGAATGCACATCGGCGACGTGGATGTGGACGCGATGATTTTCAGCGATGAGCACATTAACTATGTGCTGGCGGTCGAGGGGACGGTCAACCTGACGGTGATCGCGCTGCTGAAGCAGATCATCGCGCGGCTGAGCGGGCAACCGGATATGACGGCGGACTGGCTGAGCGTGAGCCTGGGGCGGTCGGTGGAGGGGTATAAGAAGCTGCTGGCCGAGAAGCGGGCTGAATTTGGCATTGCGGCCCGGACTGGGACGGCGGTGCCAGTGTACCGGAGTGATTCGTTACAGACGGAAGCGCCGGAGGACTGGTAGAAACCTCACCCCCTGCCCCTCTCCATTGCGATAGAGAGGGGAGAAAAGAACCAGGTGGAGAGATTAGAGAAAGGGCATTATCCGTGTTGAATGCGATGCTTAAAAACCAGGTTCGCAAGCAGATCGAGACGCATCTGACGCAGACATGCCGGATCGAACGCTACACCTACGGGAGCGGATCGCTGGGGGGGCGGACGAAAACGGGGACGCAGGTGATTACGACGGCATGTTTTCTGACGCGGGTGCAGCGCACGGGGGCGGACATGGTGGCCGCGGCGGAGCAGGGGCGAATCTATCACATGCTGCACGTGCCGTGGGACGTGGATATTCAGGATCAAGACGTGGTGTTCCTGATCCTGGATAAAGGCGACGAGGTCAAGTTCGAGACGGCGCAGGTGCTGCGGTATCAGAGCGTCGAGGTGATGCGCCAGGCGCTGGTGGTGAAGGCGGGGAGTTAACCTCACCCCGGAACCCCTACCCCTACCCTTCCCCATTACATGGGGCAGGGAGAAGAGATATATCAGGGGAGCAGGGTGGGATTAGAGAAAGACTGTTATGGCGAAGCAGGTTTACGTCACGATCAAGAAGAATGATTTCCTGAGGCTGCAAAAGGCGGCACCGGCGCAGGCGAATAAGGCGCTGCGGGCGGTGGCTCAGGAGGGCGTGAACATTGCCAAACAGAGTATGCTGGACAGCCCGGCGACAGGGCGGTTGTACATGCGGGGCGGGAAAGTTCACCGGGCGAGCGCGCCGGGTGAGGCTCCGCGACCGGACACGGGGACGCTGCTGAACCTGTTACGGTGGGAGGAAGCGTCGAAGCTGGTGATGCTGATTATCGCGGCGACGGAGTATGCGTATCCGCTGGAGTTCGGGAACGGGAAGATCGCCGCTCGACCGTTCATGGGGCCGATGGCGCGGAAATTAGAGAGCGGGATCATGACGCAGGCGTTTGATAAGTTTCTGGAGGATGTATGACCCCATCCCCAGCCCTTCCCCGAAGTATCAGGGAAGGGAGATACCGCTATCACGGCACTTCCCCGAAGTATCAGGGAAGAGAGTAGAACATGTATACGGCGGCGCTGGATGCGCTATTGACGAAACTGAAGGCGAGCGGGGCGCTGAACACGTCGGTGGGCGGGCAGTGGTACGTGGATATTGCCCACGAGGATTATACGTTCCCGTATGGGCTGCTGGTTCACAATTCGGGGGCGCGGCGCAGGATCGCAACGGATATCAAGCTGGGCGATGAATTCTGGGCGGTGCAGGTGATCGGGATCGACCAGGACGCGAACGCGATTCTGGGGGATGCGATCCGGGCGGCGCTGGACGAGGCGACGCTGACGACGACGGGCTACACCTGGGGTGTTTATCGGTGCGACGAAAACACGCCTTTACATAATGTGGAAATTTCAGCCGGGCAAGCGGTCTGGTTTGATGGCGGGCTGTACCGGCTGCGATTGAGTGCATAGGAGATTGAGGTATGTCAGATAAAGCACCACGAAAAAGTGAAGCACAATACGTGTCGTTCGACGGGGTGAAACTCACCGAGTTGCAGGCATGGGACCCGGGGAGGTCAACCGTGACGGCGGACACGACGGCAGCCGGGGACGCGCTTGAGACGGCGGGGGCGATTCGCGAGACGCTAGCTCCGACGGCTTCGGTGATGGTCACGACGGACGGGACCGGGGTCGCCCTGCGGGCGAAGCTCTATGTGGGCAAAACCGGGCCACTGTTGTGGGGGCCAAACGGCAACACGGCGGGGATGCCCAAAAACGGGGTGAGCGCACGGATCGACAAGTGCGACCCGGTGTTGGAACGCGACAACGAACAGATGATAGATATCGAGTGGTCGGTGATCGACCCGACATATTTGTTCGACGAGCGCACCGGCTCGGTCTGGTAGGGGGTAGGGGATGAGTAAAGAGGCCCTCACCCTTGATCCCTCTCCCGATGGGCGAGGGAAAGAAGAAAACCCCATCCCTGACCCTTCCCCGTTGCCACAGGGAAGGGAAGAAGAAAACCCCATCCCTGACCCTTCCCCGTTGCCACAGGGAAGGGAGAAAGAAGCAGGCTGGCGGGACGAGCTGGTGATCGACATCAGCGGGATCACGTACCGGGACATGCGGGACATTTACCGGACGGGAACCGACGGCCAGCGGCAGATTTTCCAGCGGATTGTGAAGCAGATGCCGACAGAATGGGGCAGCTTCGCCGAGGGGACGTTCAAGCGGCGCTACTGGAAGGCGATTGACACGGAGATGGCGCGGCTGTTCAAGCTGGAGAAGCCGCTTTCTGTGGACGTGACGTTCGACGTGTGGGACCTGACAATGGACGAGCACGAGGCGCTGGTGGCCGGGAAAGCGGACGTGCAGATCGTGGCGAAGTATGTGACACGGGCGCCGAAAAGCTGGGGGCCGATGCACGAGATTGATACCTGGCTGAATCTGCCGCACCCGGTATGGATGGCGGTGGCGGATGCGCTGATCGAGGCGCTGAACGAGGTGAATTTAAACTAGAGTGGGAGGTAGCGAAACACCTTCTATCCGACCAGGAACTCCGGAAGCCGCTCCCTCCCGCCATGTATTGGCAGTACACGCGGATTGTACTGGCACAAAAATTCCCCGGCCTCACGCCCGAATATTTCGACAAATTGAGCTATACGCAGCGCACCAGCCTGTTTGCGATTCTGGAGGCGCAGCACAAAGCAGAGAAGGTCTTGAAAGAGCGCGCCAAACACAAGGCGAATCGGA